GAGTTTCCGAAGGTGAAGAGGAAGCTATGGGGAGGACATTTTTGGGAGCAAGGATATTTTGTGCGTACAGTTGGGGAACAAGTGACTGATGAAGTAATACGCCGGTATATTGAGAAGCATAGTTTTTGGTACGAAAATAACCTTTGTCTTCCATTATCTATATATTTTCATGCCCCTTTGTGCCGACTAATCGGCATGTGGGTTTCATCTGAACAGCTCCGGTTTGGAGATTTCTAAAGCCCCGACTTTAGTCGGGGTTCTTTACTTGAAAAATACGCACGCGGCGGCAGCCGTGCATTAGATAATGTCTTTTACATCCTTCGTCAATACAAAGACCTTGAGCCTTTTGAGTGCATTGTCGGCGACCAGCACAGGTTTGATTTTTGGGTGCATGATCGCGAGATCGACAGGGTATTCAGGATGGAGGGGTATTTCTGGCTCGATCTCCGCACCCGCGCTCCTTACGGCATCAGCATAGCAGACCGCTATAACTCCTACATGATAGGGCTTTCTATGCGGATGGGCATAAGGCACTGGGGCAAATTTCAGACTGCCTATACCGATAACGGCAAGCCTGAAACATCGAAATATACAAACTCCATACTCAATGATCTCCGCGCATACGGCATGCAGGAACGGGATATTTCAGAGCTTTACAAGACAAATGATGGATATGCAATTGAAGGAGACGAGGGAGAGGTCATAGATGTTGTCTCCACTTCGCAGGCGTGGCATCGGCATGCGAGACCTTATAATGCAAAGGCTAAGCTTATCGAGCGGTTTTTCCAGACGCTTGAGGGCATTCTTTTATCCCTCGGCGTCCCGGGGCTTGTCAGGGAATTGAAAGGCACATCAGAAGAAAAGGCGCTCTCTGACAAGAGACTGAAGAAACTCAAAGAGGAAAATAAGCTGCTCACTCCCGAAGAATTCACGCTCAAGGTTTTTGAGGCCATAGACATATATCTGCACAGGCGGCATTCAGCACTGAAAAGGTCGCCTCTGGACGAGACCCTTCATGCAGTGAAAAACGAAGGGTTCACGCCGCGCATGATGATCGAATCCGAGCTTGATTTTGTGCTTATGGCAAGGGATACGAGGTCTGTAAACAGAGGCAGGATACAGATCAACAATGAGCTTTACGAAGGCATAAACCTTGATCACGGACTATGGGATATAAAGGACGGCACAAGGGTGGAGGTAAGGTTCGACATATATGAAGACAATGTAATCGCAATCAGGCCTGACGGCGCTGCCGTGCAGCTCCGCAGAGTGCCTGAATCATCCATGAAAGATAAAAATCTCACATCAGAGCTCATGCAATGGAAGCGAGAGATGATAGCCAAGGTCAAAGAGCAATACAAAAAGCTCGCCGCGCCGATACCCGGCATCATCGAATACAGCGCTCACACAAAAGCGGCGCTGAATCTCAAGAAGGCGGCAAAGAAGGCCGAGCCTAAGATGACAGATCAGGAATACAGGGAAAGCGTTGACAGGATCGTAGCAGAATCGTCGCAGCCGGTAAGGCCAAAGCCGATGATGCTCAAGAGGCCTGTATTTACAGCAGAGCACGATTACTACAAGTGGTGTGTCAAGAATCAGCTTAACGGCTATGCCCTGCCTGAGCAGGACATTAAATTCATGGGCGCTTATGAGGCAAAGATGGAAGAATCAGAGCGGATCCACTGGGAAGAATTCAGGAAGTTCTATCACTTAGATACAAAGGCAGTGAATGAAAGGAGGTGAGAAATAAGTCGTATTGGCCGCATAAGAACCATATTCAAACAAAGGAGGATACGGAATGAAGCTTAAAAAACTGATGGATGAAAATGGACTCATCAACGCCAGAGTCGCCAAACTCACAGGCTATGATGAGTCCACGATCAGCCTCTTGGTCAGAGGCAAATACAACGGCGATACCGCCAAGCTCGAAGCGGACATCATCTCAAAAATAGCAGAACACGGCTACAAAATGCAAGACGGCAGCAGGCTCACAGTCAGGCCTGATATTTTCATCATGACTGAAAATGTTAAACGGCTGAACTCTCTCTGCGATGAGCTCATAGACCCTGCCGGAGACCTCACATCGTCATTCGGCATCATTATCGGCAGGGCAGGCAGGGGCAAGTCAAAGGCGTCTCTGCATTACGCTGTCAATAATCCCAACGCAGTATATGCGATATATATTGACGGGATGACATTGCCGAGCGTGGCAAGGAAGATCGCATACGAATTTTCAGGGTTAAAGCCTCATACATTTGAGGGGTGTCTTGAAATAATCGGCAAGGAGACAGCATCTCGCAGGCGGCTCGTGATCATTGACGAGGCAGACAAGATGCCGAAGAAGAGCATAGAGATGCTCAGGGGCATCAACGAGCAATGCAGATGTCCGATAGTCCTTGTGGGCGAGGAAACGCTTACAAATACTGTAAGTCAGGAGAGACGGCTTAAAAGCAGAGTCAGGCAGACGGTAATTTTCGATGAAGTTACAGTGCCTGATGTCTCGGCTTTTTACCGCATGGCAGTGAAGCTTGAGCTTGACGCCGAGTGCGCAAGGGCATTATGGAAACGCACGGAAGGCGATTTCAGGATAGTCGTTCGGGATGCGCTTTCAATCATAAGAGTCATGAACGCAAGCAAACTGCAAACTCTGACGATGGATGTGGTAAAGGCGCTATGAGAAGAAATAAGGGAGCGGCACAGGCGATCAGGGAGTATTTCAGGAAAAAAAGCAGATGTGGCCTTTCTGAACTAAGAGCCGACATGCCGTATGACAACGCTGCAATTCGCGATGCCCTGAAGGACTTCCTGAAGCGAGGAGAGATACGGAAGCTTGAGTCAACAGTCCCCTCGTATGAGTATGTCGGCAGGAAAGAGGCAATAATAAAGGCCGATAGGGTCTGGAGGGCAATGCGGTATCTGCCGGTCTTCAGCGCCTCCGAGATCGCGATGCTTGCAAAGGTTAAGACAGAGTATGTATCCGACATCATCAAGCGATACAGGAAGGCCGGATACATCTCAAAGGCAGGGCAGAGAAAGAGGAAACACAGAGGCGGGATTGATATGCTTTACACCCTGCTGAATAGAGAGCTGCGTGAGCGACCTATTTTGTCTTCACGGAGGCAGGGCAATGAGTAAAGTCATACAAGGACCGTGGCCGAACAGCGGTAATGCAGTGACAAAGGCCGAGGCAAGCCGCAAGACTCGCCCTGCCCTTGTTAAGCGGCCCGACTTCCCGCATCGCAAGGCGATGCTTGCAAAAATACATGTCGCAAAAAAAGACCTGATGGTCTGCACTGCCTGTCCGTGGCTCTCGTATTCATATATAGAGCCGTGGGGATGCCCGCAGTGCGGCTCAAAAACAAGGCGACAGATTACGGAGCTTGATTACAGGGCATTTCTAAGGAGACTGACGAATAAGACGAGCTGCGCTGATATGAACAAGTTTGAGCTTGAGTCTGTGCTTTTTTCCCTGCGCTCTGCCGGATTTATAGACACTAAACGGACGCACATAAGCAGGGCAGGCAACTACAACAAAAAAGGCATGGCAGCAAAGGCAGAGGAAAAGGCAAGGCTCGTGCTCGGCAGGCATTGGGAGGCAAGGCTCAACGGATGGATCAAAAAAGGATTCGGCGTGGACAGCGTTTATTTTCTCACGCCGAAACAACTAAGAGCGGTATTCGGATTCCTGCATAAAGTAAAGCAGGAGACCGAGCCGTTTTAAAAGACATCCTATAAAGGTGTCAAGTGCAGAAAAAGGGTAATGGTTAGATATGGGTTGGGCAGAAAAAAATCGATTGTAGGGCTTCCTACGAAGTCGATTTTCGACAGTGCACCCAAAATCTTTGAATTCAGTTGTCAAAGAACGATCTTTGAAAATTTAATTTGAGACAAAGACCCTTGCAGGGTTATAGGTTTCTCCTGATTTAAGCAGGCTAAGAGAAATCTGGAGAAGCTTTTTACCCACGCATATGACTTCTTTGCCCATATCTATGGGTGAAGATTATACCAGGAGGAAGCGATGAAAAAGGTTATCAGGGCAATATGCTATATCGCAGTGATGATACTGCTGATGCTTATTGGCTACAGCATAGGCAATTCAGATAAGTGCGGAGACTGGTATCAGTTTGGCATTGAGGATGTAAAAAAAGAGATGAAGATTGCCGTGCAAGAAGGCAGGCCGTTTATTTTTGGAGATATTAAATTTATACCTCGCAAAGACGGCGCAGTCAATGCAGCCATTGCAGGCATCGGAGATCAGGGAAGGAGGCTCGTATGGGCAGAAGATCAGGCAGAAAGAAAACACTGAGAGTTAAAAAGATGCATCTAAATGGCACAGGCACAGACAAATTTCTGGCCGAGACCTTAAGGGGCATAAATAAAGCAAGAAAGGAGGATCAAAAGCGATGACGACAATGGCGGCAAAATTAAAAAGCAAAGGCGCGGAGGTGATCAGAAATCTCACGCCTGAGATCAAGACGATCAAAGAGATCGCAAAAGAACAGGGAGGACATCCAATAAAGGCTTCGATGGCAAGCCTTTACGCTCCTATCCGTGAGCTCATGATCGGCGAGGCATATGCGGCAGCGGAGATGAAAAATATCCTCGAGATATGCGTCAACGAAGCAGACAAGGAACTGAAAGAGATCAAACGCAAAGAGCGAAAGACATTTCAGGAGATGAAAAAGAGGGCAAAAGATCTGCCCGGAAAGGAGGGAAAATAATCATGGGGACAGCGACGATGCACGACGAAGTGATTATCAAAAAAGGCAGAGAGACCTCTTCGCTGAATAGTCCCAAGCTCGCAAAGATCATCATGGCGGCGCAGAGGCTTAACATCGAGATGAAGGCTCTGGAGCCTGCGCTCAAAGAATATAAGGAGCAGATAGCTCTTGCGGCAAGGGACCACATTGACGCATCCGGCACGCTCACATTCATAGTGGACGGCGTTTACTGCCGGGTTACATTCGGCTATGAGTGCGTGATACCGGAAGAGAAAGTCTCTGAGGTAAAGAGTATCCTCGGCAACAGGTTTGAAGACTTGGTAAAGGTAAAGACCGTTTATAACGGCACAACGAAGCTTATAGACATGGCTGCTGACGGCGACAGAGGCAAGGCTCTGGCTGCATGTCTGACAGTCAAGGAGAAAACGCCAAGCATAAGATTTGAGGAGGCGGCATGAGGCTATGAAGGATGCAACAGGCGACTCTTAATTTTGATCTGACAAATGAGGAAGCTGCTGTACTGGGGATCATAGAGAAGCACAGAGGCAAAGGGAGCGCTATTTTGGGAAAGGCTATAGGAAGCATCACCGGCATAGAATACGACCGTCTGCGGGCTGTGATCTCGCATTTAGTCAATGATCACGGCTATCTGATTGCAAGCAATTCAAAAGGCTATTATGTGCCGGTAACAGCCGATGAGATTTCAGAGGCCACAAGAAGCCTACGACACAGAGCAATTATGATATTGGTGAGAGCCTCACGGCTTCAAAAGATAAGCCTTGAAGAGATATTTCATCAGGCAAGAATGGAGTTCGGAGAATGAGGAGATTTTTATTGCGAGTCGGCAAATACTTTGAGACCGTCATCACATACGGTGGTGATAAGCCGGTTATCAGGATTAATAACGAGCCTCTCTGCTGTAAGCATGTAAAAAAGATGCATTGCTGCACTGGGCCTGAATTAGGCATTGTCAGGCTCAATATAAACTATTGTTTTGTTTGCGGGAAGAAATTGGAGCGATGAATAATCTCGGCGGCATAAGGCAGATGGAGCTTTTTGAGATCGAAGAGATCAGGAATGAGCTCAAAAGGGGGCCTGAGTTTTACACAATTGCCGAAGCCGCCGATATGCTGAAAGTTCACTACATCACCGTTTACCGCCTTGTGAATGTCGGCGACATCGCAGCCTCGATGGTGGCCGGATGTTGGAGGATACCTTCGATTGCGCTCAGAGATTATCTTGAAAAAAGACATCCGTTTAATATGCCGGATGACGATTAAAATCCTTCCTCTGTTTTAGCACATTTTACAGTCATCAGTAGCATCATCTGATACCCTCTGAGGTAAAAGCATCAAAGGAGGGCATTCAGATGAAGCTTTTAGAGAAACTTTCCGAAATTAAATCCACAGTTAAAAGGGTGCTGCCTGACAGCATAATCTTCATAGCGCTTGTAATTGCGCTGTTGACAGGCTTTTACAAATTTCTGCCGAATCCATTGCAGGTACTGATATCAAAGATAATCCTCGTGAGCGCCGGATTTATGCATGCGCACATCACCCGGAAGATCGCATTCCCATCTGTGAACTGGGATAGCTCAAGAGACGACAAGATGAAAAAGCTGCTCGTGATCGCTCTGTATGTGATCTTCATTTACGCTTACGCACAGGGAGGGTAAAAAGACAGTTATGAGTTGTGAGTTAAGAGTTAAGAGTTTAAGAATAATTATTCTGGCTGTTGCTCTGCTGCTCTGCTACACTGATGCGCTTGCACTACAGCGCTGCAAGCAATATGCCCATGATGTTAAGCGATTTCACAACTGGTATTTCGGCATAGACTTCCCTTCTGAATACTCGGTCGCTCAGCTTCACAAAGAAAGCCTTTGCAGGAATCACATCTTGAGCTCAGACGGCATAGGCTCAGAGGGGCCTGCACAGATCACCTTCAGGGTGTGGAAAAGGCAACTCGAAGACGAAGGCATTCATGAGATCAAGACGATTTCGAATCACCTAAGAGCGCAGGCATATATCAATCGCGTCAGCTATGACAATGCAGCCTGCAAAAAGCTCTGGGTGATGTATCAGATATACAACGGCGGGACTCTTGTGAATGCTGAAATCGCAAGGGCAGGCGTATGCGACTGGTCTAAGGCTTATAGAACTTGCAAAAGAAAAGATATTGTTTTCGGCAGCGGGCAGAGGCGCAATGCCTGCGATATTAACTACGAGTATTCAAAGAAGATATATGAGATTGCAGAAGGCTACTATCGGGGACAGTCCCCTAAAGAGAAGCGGGGAGGCTATGAATACTGGTAGCCGTATCACATGGGCAGAGTTTGTTGAATGCAGTAAAAAGCACTCATGCCCTAACTGTGAGATAGGAGAGCCTGAGAAATGTTGGAATGAGTGTATGGAGTGCTTTGCAGCTTATGTGGAGTGGACTGTAAAGACAGTAATGCGTAATGCGTGAAGCGTGAAGCGTCAGTAGGACAGGCGTCTCGCCTGTCAGAGTTGAGAAGGAAGGGTGAATAGAGATGTATGCAGCATGGTGGTCAATGATCGGCTTTGGACTTAAGTACTGGAAATACATTGTCTCATCCCTTGCAGCATTGGCTTTAGGCTTTGGTGCTGCATGGTTTATTCAGGGTGTGAGACTTAACTATGCAAAATCTGAAGTCTTAAACCTCAAATCTCAAATACAAATATGTCAGGATGCGAATGTGGCAAATCAGGAGACGATAGTAAAACTAAAGACCGAGATCGAGAGCGCACAGAGTCTTTGTGAATCAAGGCTCAGGGTGAAAGACAAGGTAATCTCAAGGCTTAAAGAGATAGACGCTTTAAGAGCGGAAGGGCGGAAGCGCGGAAGTGCGGAAGAGGAGATAAAGAAGGATGAAAAAGGCATTGATGCTACTGTTGATGATCCTATTCTTCACGAGCTCAATAGGATGTTCAACAAGGCAGATAGTAAAGACTGAATACATTAAGCATCAAGTTCCGGAGTTGCCACAGGAGCCGGAATATTATCCTGTGCAGTGGCATATGTCCCATATGTCCTATTGCCTCGATGAAGGCAATGCAAAGAACCTGCTTAAGAACAGAGAGCTTGACAAGGCATATTCTGAGGAGCTGAGGACAATACTGGAGGGACTGAGGTAAATGGACGGCATAGGCATACTTAGGTTTATCGAGCAAGGAGGGGCAATAGCATTAATCGTATTTTTAGCTTTCTTGTTTTTCAGGCTCGAAAGGGCGATGACAAGGCTTCATGAGAGAATGGATGCAATCCAGAGCGAGCTTATCGAGAAATACGCGCAGAAAGGCGAACTCTACAGCGATATATCGGGATGGAGGGGCGATTTGAGGACATTGACGGACAAGGTGGATAAATTGAGAGAGGAATTTTTTTACCTCAAGGGCAGGTATGATGAGCTTAAGGAGGAGTAAACATGCACCTTAAATCTTTGCGCGGCATGATGCTGGAATTTCTTAACAGAGTGTATCCCAGCATGGTGATTGAGCTTGACATTATAGGTGTCTTTTATCGTGACTACAGGGATAGTAATATCCGCAAGGCCCTTTCATATCTTGTAGATAAAGGCTATGTTGAGGCTATAAAGAAGCCGCATCCTGTCCGCAGATACGATGAACAGGTTTTATACAAAATCACCCCGAAGGGCATTGACCTTCTGGATGGAACAGAGAACGATAATGGAATACTGCTGGAGGACAGGGAGTAATGGGACAGCGATCTAAGGTTGATTTATATGGCCTCCTCGACAGGATCATTAAGCTGCACACAGGCGAGGAAGGCGGCAGTCCCAAGACTATCGAGGAGATAGAAATAATCCTTCGCGGCGAGGGCTATGACATAAGCCGTGAAAGCATCCGAAGGAAGCTTAAATCCTCAAAAGAGGTTGCAGCGGTATACCAAAAGTCCCTCGAAGAAGCCAAGATACTGCTCGATGCAGTGAGAAATAATCCGAATACCGATGTTGTCGAAGTAACGAACTCGCTCCTCGCTCACAGGCTCTTTGAGTTTGCAAAGAGCGTCGAGGAGCTGAACTTCGACGATCCCAGTGAATTCGTATGGTCGGTCAATAAATTATCCGATGCACAGGTTAAAGTTGCGAAGTTGAGGCTGGATTTTCAGAAGGGCTTTGAGGCTGCGAAAAAAGAGATCATGCAGAAGGTCTCTGCCGAGCTTTCAAGGCAGCCCGAGATCAAGGGCAGGCTTGTAAATATCATAGAAGGCATAAGGGCTGAGCAAAAATGAGCATCCTCAAGGAACTGGTCGGAGATATAGATGCTGAAAAAGAGAAGCGCATATCAAGGGCAGAAAAAGACTTTTTCTTTTTTGCAAGGACATATTTTTCGCATCTGTTCTCTGTGGAGCCTGCCGAATACCAGCGGACAATCATAGATATAATCAACGATGGCAGACTCAATAAAAGGCATATAGGCAGGCTTAAGCGCTATATCCATGAGCGGTATGCGAATATACTGGCGCCTTCGGACAGGCTTGAAGGCATTATAGACATAGAGCCGCGCGGCCACGGCAAGTCAACAAGGATGAGCATAGTTTTTCCGCTGTGGCGCGCTATTACAGGGAAATCAAGGTTTGTGGTCATCTTTTCGTCATCAGAACAAAGGGCGGCGCAGATACTTGATGATATAAAGTTTGAGCTTGCGGAGAATGAGGCGGTAATAGAAGACTTTGGCGATGTAAGAGGCAAGATATGGAAGGCGAACTTTATACACCTGAAAAACGGCTCTGCCATAGCCTCAAGGGGCGCGGGGGCGTCTGTAAGGGGCATGAGATTCAGGCAATACAGACCTGACCTTGTGATATGCGATGACATAATGAAGGACGACATAGCCCGTTCAAAGACCCAGAGAGAGAAGCTGTATCAATGGTTTAAAAAAGTGGTATTGCCGCTGGGCAAGGATATTTTTGTGGTAGTGGTCAATACTATTTTTCATAATGATGACCTGCCCTCCAGACTGCTCAAGGAATCCGTGGACGGCAAGCTTAAAGGGTGGCTTGCATTGAGGTTTTCCGCGATCGTCTCAGGACATCCTCTGTGGCATGAATACTGGAGCATGGAGAGCCTTGAAAAGAAAAAACAAGAGATGGGATCAATCGCATTCAGCACGGAGTATATGAATGAGCCGCTTTCGGAGGAGGACAGGCTCTTTAAAGAGGACTGGCTTGAATTTGATGCTGAAGAAGCCGAACTCAAGGAGATGAGGGTCTTTGCAGGCGTTGACCCTGCATTAGGCTCGGGAGATTATTCCGCGATTGTAACAATAGCAGTTGACAGGGACGGCATTGCACATGTGGTAGACGCCTTTGCCGAAAGGCTTACTCCCGATGCTTTCATGGACAGGATCATACAGAAATACATCAGATACAAGCCCCAGCTTATAGCCTTTGAAGAGGTGGCATTTCAAAAGGTGATGAAAGAGCATCTCATCAAGAAGGCCGCGCAATATGGGGTGTACCTGCCTGTCAAAGGCGTTACCCCGGGCAGATTGAGCAAGGAGATGAGGATAGCCAAGATAAGCCCGATGGTGGAAAACAAACTTATCAGATTCAGGGAAAACCAGAGATTGCTTATAGAGCAGCTCCTGACATTCCCCAGAGGCGATCATGACGACCTTCTGGACGCTTTGTATTATGCAATCCAGATAATCGGAGGCGTTTCAAAGGAGCCGATGGTCTTTTATATGGGCGTGCATAGAGATACAAGGGCGATATTTAGGGGGTATAGATAATGGCAGAGGACAAAAAGGATAAAGCAGTTCTGGCAGCAGAGGTAATCAGCCCGTTTGCGGCAAAGCTCGGCGCATTCACGGAGTATATGCCTAATCCTGATGAACTCCTCCAGGATATAGGGCAGACTCTTGAAATATACGAGAAAATGAAGCTCGACGCCCGGATATCATCGCTTTTAGATATCAGGAAGGCCGATGTGTTGAATTATCCGTATTATCTCGTTCCGGGCGATGACACTCCGCAGGCGCAAGAAATATCGGACTTCGCGGGCAAGACGATTAAAGCCTTAAATCTCTATCAGGAGATGAAGGAGTTCTTGTCCGCTCTTGATCTCGGCTTTTCTCTCTCAGAGGTCATATGGTCATTGCAGGATGGCAAATGGAGACCGGTTGCACTGAAAAACAGGAAGGCTGAACGCTTTATGTTTCAGCCTGACGGAACGCCGGTGTTATTGAATCAGGGACAGAAGACGCCGCTCGATGAGCCGTATAAATACATCGTCCACACTCATAACTCAGGAGCGGAGAATCCTTACGGCAATGCGGTTCTGAAGCAGTGTTACTGGCCGTGGATATTCAAAAAAGCAGGATGGAGGTTTTGGCTTACTGCCGCAGAAAAGTTCGGAGTTCCTACTGTGCTTGCTCTTTTTGAAACGGATGATGAGGATAAGGCAAGGGAGCGGGCTAAGATGTTGGCAGAAATGCTTTCAGGCATCCAGAGCGACGCGGCTGTGGCATTGGCAAATGTCAAAGAAGTAACTACGCTGGAGGTTAAGGGAGACCTGTCATCGTTCAAAACGCTCATAGAGGCTTGCGATGTGCAGATCTCTTATGCCATCACGGGCCAGTCGCTGGCAAGCGGTGAAGGGCAATACGGCACACGCGCACAGGCAGAAGTGCATGAGGGGCAATTAGACTCGCTTACGGGCGGCGATGCAAAGCAGCTTGCTTATACGCTCAATAAGACTCTGATAGCGTGGATCGTCGAGTTGAATTACGGCCCAGATGCGCCCAAGCCGATCCTCGAGTTTGATACGGATGATTATGCCTCTTGGGAGATAGTTAAGGATGCGATTGACAGGGGAGTGCCTATCTCACAGAGCGCGCTCTACACGAAATACAATATCCCCAAGCCTGCTAATGATAAGGATATATTCATAATCAGCCCTGATTTTAGAAAAGCAGACAGTTCAAACAGCTCAAACAGTTCGAGCAGTTTAAATATGAGCGACGGTTTTTTTTTGCGGACACGTCGCCGTTAGCGAAAGATGCGCCTCCGCATCTAAAGCAGGAAATAGCAAAGGCAGAGGAGCTTGATAGAGCGGTAGACAAGTTCCAGCGGGAGATTACGGACATCTTCATAGACAGCTTTCCCATCAGCGGCATATCCGATCTGAAAAAATTACAGGATAATGCTTTACAAGTTCCGGCGTCGAAGGAACTGGCAGAGAAGCTGAGAGACGCATTTTTATTTTCATTCCTGCTCGGCATGGATCACGCAGGCAGCGATATGGAGTTGTCGGATGATATTGACCTTGAAACTTTCCCTGAACCTGTGCCTTTTGATGATTCTATGAACTTCCTGAAAGCCCGAATACCTATATCAAAAAAGGCTTATAAAGATTTGGAATCAAAGCTCCGATTCAGGGCATTCAGCGTGGCAAGGCTCGCGCAATACGATGCTATCGAGGCTGTCAGACAGCAGCTTATCAAGGCGCAGGACGAAGGGAAGACGGTTGCTCAATTCTGGGAAGACGCCGGAAAAGACGAGATTCTCAAAAAAGCGGGGTTTCACAAGTCCGACCCGTGGTATTGGGAGACGGTGTTCAGGACAAATGTCCAGACAAATTACAACGCAGGCCGTTTAATGCAATTCAGGCAGAACCCTCCAAAGATGCTTGAGTTCGTAGGCATCATGGACAGCAGGCAGTCGAGGATATGCAGACAGAGATCAGGAGTGCGAAGACCGGCGAATGATTCGTGGTGGTCTTCAAACTGGCCGCCGCTTCATTTCGCATGCCGCTCAACTGTGCGCGGCATCGATGCTGCGGAAGCGAAAGCATTGGATCTGACGGTTACACCTTCAAAAGAACTGAAGTCGCTCGTGTCCGTGCAGAAAGGTTTCGGCGGCGATCCGCTTGAGACGGAATCATTCTATCGCATGACTCCGGAGATGAAAAAGCGGGCAAGGCAATACGGCGTCGAGGATGAAATTAAAGAGGCTGCAAAAAAGTTATCCGTGAATTATTGATTTTAGCAGATTTTACAATGCCCGCCTTTATTTCCTGATACGCTACACCGTAAAAGGAGGTGTAGCGTATGGCATTAAGGCTTCAACTTGCAAAGCCGGGGAAGTTTGGAATAGACGGAACCGTTGTTACAGAACAGGCTCTCAGGGATGCGGTAGAGACTTTCGAGTCCGATGTCCCTATAACATTAGGTCATCACCTTGCCGATTTCATGCCTGCTTTCGGATGGGTGAAATCGGTTGAGTATTCAGAGCCCGAGAAAATCCTTTATGGAGATGTAGAACTTTCGGATGTCTTAAAAGATGCCTTTGAGGAGGGGCTTTATAAAAAATGGTCTGTAGGTATTCATAAACGGGCATCTGACGGAAAACGCTTTCTTCATCATCTCGCATTCCTCGGCGCAGTGCCGCCAAAGATCAAGGATCTTAAAATCATGGACAGCAAAGTAATCAATATGTCCGATGTTCAGGAGACATGGACATTCCCTGATGAATCTAAACAAAAGGAGGAGGTAAAGATTATGCCAAAGGATGAAGGCAAGGACCTTGAGCTTGCCGACGCTAAAAAGAAGGCGAGCGATCTTGAGACAGCGCTCAGAAACGCAAAGAAGGATGCGCTCAAAAAAGCAATTGAAGGAAAAGTCCCTGCTGCAAAGGCAGGGCTGGTGATGGAGCTTGCGGATCATCTTACTCTCGATGAGACTATCGAGTTGAGCGATGATGCAGGCAAGAGGAAGGTGTCTGCATTTGATATTCTGAGCGAGATATTCGCCTTGATCCCGCTGCCGGTCAAACCCGGAAGTGTGGATATGGGCGATGCGCCGGATACGGGCGGAAGCTCGGTTGACGCCGCAGCAATGATAAAAAGCATGTAAGGAGGAGATATGGACGCAGTATTAGGAAAACAGACATTTACAGAGGTGCAGATAGTAAATCAGGTGCACCCTCCCCTGATAGTAACCGAGAAACTTAAGGCCAATCAGGGAGAGCTTGCAGCAGGGTTGATCCTTGCTGAGGACGCAAACGGCGACAGAGTGCCGTATAAAAAAAACTACTCTCAGGTAATTGGCACTGGTAACGGCGTTGCTACATCGTTCAGTGGGACTCTTACTGATAAACCTGTATGTCCCGGCAGTGTGACTGTTGGAGCGAATACGGTGACGCTTGCTGATGACGAGAACGGCAATCTCAAAGGCAATGGCGGCTCCGGATATATAAACTATAAGACCGGCGAGATCAATGTAACCTACACTGCCGCGCCTGCAAATGCAGTCAATGTTACGGCTGCCTATGCAAATAAGCCCGTAGGCGTGCTTACGCGGGGCGTTGATACGGCAAAGGACACGACAGGAGAGGTGCTTTGTCATGGCGTAGTTGTGAAATCAAATCTCAAGGTGGGCGATGGCGCTCCCGCCGACGCGGACCTCAAAAAACTTGAGCCCGCGATCTTTGCATGGTAAGGAGGAAAAGCTATGGAAATAGATCTCAGAAAATACTTTACACCGGCATCAGTGGCAAAGACGCTTGCCGCGATGCCGCCGCTGAATACGCCTGTAATGGATTTGATCTACCCGGAGTCGGTGAGGACTAATCACCCTCTGCCGGTGATAGGAGTGGACGAGATTACAGCGGTAATCAAGAATGTCCCTGTAGTAAAGCGCGGGTCTCCTGCTGTCTCGATAGACGGCGGAGGCGAGAGCATCACCTATATCGAGGCGCAGCCTGTTGATACCGAGACCTTTATTGACGCGGCAGCGCTGAATAACCTAAAGCTCCTAAAAGAAGAGGGCATCCAGCAGTATATCAATAACCGGATAGACCGGATGCGGAAGACGGTGCGGAAGACATCCGAGGCGCTGTCCGCGCAGTCGCTTACAGGGGCGATCTCATATCCGATGAAGACGAAGAGCGGATGGGATTCCTATAACATCACCTTCGGAGCCACTCTGGAGTTTGTTCCTGCCAAAACATGGGATACGGCAACTCTGGAAGAGATGCTTTTGGCCCTTATCAACATGAGCGCTCTGGTCATAGAGAGCGGCTTCGGTTCAAAGGTCGAGTTTTTAGTCGGCAAAGATGTGTATGTAAAGGTCGCATCAAAGGTGCTGGCGCTTCAGGATTCCGGCACGGTTGCAGCCAAGATAATGCCTGACGGCATACAGGTAGCGTCATTTACGCTGAGGCTCTTTAACGGGACATATCAGAACCCGCAGACCGGGGCTTCCACTGCTGTTGTTGATGCCAAGAAGGTATGCGCCGTGGCAATAGACGCTCCGTTCAGCTTCTACTATCTGGCGATTGACGACATTGACGCAGGACTGCTGCCGATGCCGTTCTACGCCTCTCCGGAGAAGAAAAAGAATCCCTCCGGCATCGAAGTGGTCGGCAAGTCAAAGCCTCTGCCTGTGCCTGTGCCAAAGGCTATATGCTGGGCGCAGATGCTGCCATAGTTTTGCAGGGGGAGGGCAATCCCTCCCCCTGCCTCTTTGGGCGCAGGGGTAACACTGAATCAAGGGAGGCAGAGAAAAGGGCTTTATAAAGGTTTATAAAGCCCTTTAAAGCAGGATTAAATGATAACCACAGCCTATTTAAAAACCCAAATCAAGGGATATAACTTCGAGACCCTCACAGGAGGGGATGACTCGGTAGCTGCCGGGTGCATCCGAAAGGCCGAGATATGGGTAAGGGCAAAGCTCAGAAAATGCGGGGTCGAGCCTGACTTTACAGACGAGATAGACAAAGAGTCCCTGACCAAGAGGGCATTATACGAGCTTTACAGCTTTGCGGAAAATGAGGATATAGCAAAGGACAAAAAGCAGGATGCCTACGACCTGCTGAGGGCGAAATACGGAAACTGCATAGATAAAGACCTGTCGCAGCAGACAGGCAGCCAGAAAACAGCAGGCGATCCGGTGGGGGCAGTCAAAGCTGGGTCGGATAACTGGCAGGGGTTTAAATAGTATGTTATCCGCTCAAATAAATACGAGCGATCTGACGAAGATCAGGTCGATAGCTGACAAGGTACGTAACACAGGCGGACTAATGTCCGAGGTCGGGCAATACATGACATCTTCGACACAGCGCAAAATTGACAAAGGCATACAGCCTGAGAATGCCCCGCTGACAAGGGCATGGAAAAAAGGCGGCCTGCCTTTAAGAGATACTGGCAAATATATGTCCTCCATAAGCCATAGGTCCGACAATGCTAAGGCTGTTATCGGCACGAAGGCGATTCAGGGGCCGCTCATTCATCAGGGCGGGACAGTCAAGCCCAAAAAGGCAAAGAAGCTCTATATCCCTGCCGGATGGAAGACGCGGCAGATGATGCGGAAGTTCGGGCTGACTCCCGGCAAGTGCATCGAGGGCATGAAAAAGGCGGGCTATAAGATATGGAAGTCAAAGAGCGGCAAGGCGTTGATGGCAGCTCAAAAAGGAGCGAAAGGGAAGAAAGCAGAGGCATTTGTTCTGTTTGTTTTGAAGGACAGAGTAACTATACCGGCAAGAAAGCACTTTTTTATAGACAGCGTTGACAGACAAGTCCTTATGGAGAAGGCGGCGCAATGGCTAAAGAAGAAATAGCTGTTCTTGAAGTATTCAGAGAGCACATCGAGAAGACAACGGGCGTAAAGGCTCTGCTTGAGCCTCAGCCGGTGAAGCTGCACGAACCGCATTTGAGGATCATGGCGCCGACTGGATGGGATTTCAGGTTTGAGGACTGGACGACAAATGAGACTGCCAAGCTCTACACCGCAAAACTCGATGCGCTTGTAACATTGACAGCCTATGGCGATGGGCCTGATGTCTATCTGGGCGAATGCTTAAATGCTTCGTTTAAGGTCAACCGTTATTTCCGCGATCCAGTTGGTATACCCATAGTCTCGCTTGTAAAAGGCGCATGGAAGGCATCCGGCGCAGGCAGCATAACAGTAACCGGCCAGAGGAAGCCCGGAGGCCAGCACTTTAAAAACGAGGATGAGGCTAAAGGCGAAAAGCCGTATCTCTATGAGGAGAGCTTTGAAGCGAGCATATATTTCCCGTATGCGGAATTAATAACTGTTCAAACTGTTTAAGCCGTTTGAATAGTTTAAACAGCTAAAGAAAAGGAGGTCTCAGAAATGGCAAAGAAAAATCAGACAGAAGAAAAGGTGGCGGAGAGTCAGGAGCCGGAAGTTCAGGAGACAACTGAAAATTCCGAATCCAAAGCCCAGATCTCTCAGCTCAGGTATGTCGGCAAGACGATCAAGCATTTTGACCATAACGACAAGATGTATCAGCTCATGCCTAACAGCGTATATCTGAATCTGCCTGCTGACGCAGAGCAGGTTAAAAGGCTGATCGAAAATAAAGAATTAGTATCGGTCGTATAGGATTTATATGACCGATAGAAAGGAGGACTAAAAAATGGCATTTCAACACGGAGTATATATTCATGAACTGGATACGAAGATTTTAGGAGTCAGGACATGCGACAGCGCATTGCCTTTTATTGTCGGCATTGCGCCGGTGCAGTCTCTGACAGGAGACAAGCCTATCAATCAGGCAAAGCTGATATTCAACTACAAAGAGTTTGTAAACACATTCGGCAATGTGCCTGCGGGACAAAGCGAAAGCATCTACACACTTTCGCAATTTGCGAGGATATACTTCACGCTCTATGGAATGAGCCCGGCGATATTCGTAAATGTATTTGACCCTGCAGTGCATAAGGATGCGCAGAACAATCCCGACCCCTCTCTGGTGGCATCAAACGATATCATCGGCGGAGTGGATGCGGGGACAGGCAAAAGAAGAGGCCTTGAGCTCATAGAGGAGACATTCAGCAGCTTCGGCAAGGTTGTGGGCGCGGTGCTTGCGCCGGGATACGGACATATCGCCTCTGTAGCCAATGCGCTCATCGCAAAGGCAGAGAAGGTCTGCAATCACTTTAAAGCGATGGCATATTTCGATGTTCCGACCACTATAGAGAAGCCTGCGGATGCGATTGCATTCAAAGCAGCATTCGGCTCGCCTCATGCGGTTATCGCATGGCCGCAGGCTCAATATGGCAACCAGATGCACTGGCTATCAGCTCAGGCAGCGGGTCTAACGGCAAAAGTGGACGAGAAGAACACAGGCGTGCCTTATGAATCTCCATCGAACAAAGAGCTGAGGATAGACGGCCCATCAAAGATACTTACTATTCAGGAGGCGAATTACCTCAACGAGCAGGGCATTGCAACCGTCTTCAGGTTCTCGACCGGCTGGAAGCTCTGGGGCAACCGCACCGCTGCATTCCCTGGAAAAACGGACATCAAAGACGCCTTCATCCCCTGCAGGAGAATGGCAAACTGGATTGAGAACAACCTTGTGCTTTTGTCATGGCAAAAGGTTGACGATCCAATGAACAAGAGGCTCATCGAGACGGTCGTAAGCACGGTGAATATCTGGCTCAATGGCCTTGTGGGAAGGAGCTTTTTGATCGGCGCAAAGGTGTATTTCAGGAAAGAGGATAATCCGCTTACGGATCTCGCAAACGGCATAATCAGATTCTACATCACCTATCTCGCCCCGCCGCCTGCAGAGACGATCGAATACATCCTCGAAGTGGATGTTACTTATTTCAATAATCTGTTTGGAGGTTAGCAATGAAAGATATACCTACTTTAATCAATGACGCGAATGTGTATGTTGACGAGGCCAACTGGCTTGGAAAGTCAGAAGTGGAGCTTCCGTCCATAGCTCATAAGGTGATAGAGATGAAGCAGTTCGGCATCTCAGGCTCGATGGAAGTGCCGCTCATCGGGCATATAGATAAGCTCGACGGCAAGATCAAGTTTAAGGCGATTGAGCCGGATGCGCTGAATGTGATCTACAACCCGAAAAAAGCCCCTCTCCTTGATGTGCGGGCAGCACAACAGAAATACAACACATCCTCCGGAGAGATTGTTATCGAGGACATCAAGATTACGATGAGGGCGTTTTTTAAGAATGTGAAGATACAGAGCATGAAGCAGGGATCTGACAGCGAATCCGAAGCGGACTATGCAGCTCATTACTTCAAGATGGAGATCAACGGTCAGGAGGTGCTGGAGATTGATAAGTTCAATTACATCTACAAGGTAAACGGCGAGGATATACTTGCCGAGGTGAGGTCTGCCTTAGGACAGTAATAAAACATGAGCAGAAAGCAAAGGAGGAAAAAGGAATCTATGGAAAGCGAAACAAACGCGATAAAAGAACTAACCTTATCTGACGGCAGAAAAGCTGTCATAAAGGCTGGCAAGGGCAGAGACCTGCTTAATGCTCAACGAAAGGCAAAGTCATCAGAAGAGGTCATGTGGTCTCTTCTCGGAGAGCTGCTGGAGGTTGACGGCAAAAAAATTCCGTTTGAAGACCTGCTGGAGATGCCTCTCGGTGATATCATGGCGCTCATGGCTGAATTGTCGGACGGCTTCGCAAATTTGCCCTTCCCTCAGCCCGGCACGTCATCCATCTCGCAAAAACAACCGGCTGGAGTTTAGCGGAGATAGAGGAGATGGGATGGGAAAAACTTTCTTTCTGGGTTGAGGAGGCTGCGAAATACAGCGAGGCAATGCAGCCGGACTTAGGGGAGATGTAAAAGTCTCCCCTTCAAATATTTTTTATTGGTTTTGTGAATAGGATTTTGAGAGGCGCGTATGGAGAAAACGAGCTTAAAAATGATGTATACGATCAGAAAGACCGCGCTTAGCACAAGCATAGCGGCAAAAGTAAGGCCGAGCATGGCCGCAAAGATATACGCGGCAACAATTACAAGTGTCGGCGCTATGAGGTAGGCGATGATAAAAGGCAGCCAGTACATAACTAATTATACCATGTCAATCGGCAAGAGGGAATAGAAAATTATGGATATGTTCACCATAGGCTTGTTGTTTACTGCGATAGACAAAGTCTCCAGCGTGGTCAACGGCATGTGCAACAACACTATAACCAATCTTGGAAAAGTGCAGGACAAAATGCTTGCAGTCTCTGAGAGTATGAAGCGTATAGGTTTTGCGGCGGCAGGCGCGGGATTGATGATCAGCGGGGCGATACAGAAGCCTATCAGGATATTTGCCGACCTCGATGAATCTCAGAAGCGTCTTAAAACAACGCTGATGGATGCTTCCGGCGCCGTCGGCAAAGAATTCGAGGAGCTGAAGGTTTTAGCGGATAAACTCGGTACTGCTTTGCCCGGCTCTTCAAAAGACATGATCGAGATGTTTATTGCCCTTCGAGAGCAGGGAGTGCAGACAAAAGCCATACTCGGCGGCATCGGAGAGGCAACAGCAAAATTTGCAGTTCTGATGAAGCTCGGATTTTCCGAGGCTGCCACGCATATTTCTAAGTTTCAGGAGAGCATGGGCGTTGCGGATAAAGACGCAGTAGCGTTCATGGATACTCTGCAGAGATTAAAGTTCGCATCGGGCATAGAGGTCGGAGATCTTGCCTACACCTTTAAATATATGGGCGCATCTCTGAAGACATTAAATATTCAGGGTATCGAGGATGCTAAAAAACTCTCGGCCATTATTGGAGTAATGGCTGCTAATTCCATCGAGGGCAGCACGGCAGGCACCAACTTTGCCGCTGCACTTGGCAAGATGGCGGAGATAACCCATAAACTCGATAGAAAAAGAATAAGAGAGGTCATAGGCCCGATGCTTGACAGCCATAGAATAAAGCTGGACTTCTTTACAGAAAAAGGAGAATTCATCGGGCTTGAGGGCATGATAAAACAACTCGAAAAGCTCAAAGCTCTTAGCCAGCAGGAAAAGCTTCTTGTGCTGAGCAAACTGTTCAGCGTTGAGGCTGCAAGGCCGCTTTCGATACTTGTGGACAAAGGACTTGCCGGGTATAACGAGATGCATCAGCGGATGCAGCAGCAGGCTGACATGCAGAAAAAAATAGACGAAATCATGTCCGGCACAAAGATGAAGTGGGATACCCTCTCAGGCACGGTCAGTAATTTCCTTGCCCACATGGGCGGCGCTATTGCCGGCAGTCTGAAGCTAAATATAGTCTTTGAAAAGCTTAACGATATTTTTGGCAGGCTTGACGCATGGGTTGTCAGACATCAGAAGCTCGCGGGCGCTATCGGCGCAGTGGTGGCAGTCGGCGGCGTGGGGCTTGTCGTTTTCGGCAGCGCATTGATGCTGCTGGGCATGGCGACAAAGATGCTCTCGCACGGCATCGGCGCAGTCAATACCTTTACGAGTTTTATAAAGATCGCTATTCCATGGGTGCGGTTGAAGGCGATGGAGATATGGCGATTGATAGGTGCTCATAAACTGTTGGCTGCTATTGAATATCACGGCGGCTTCTGGAATACTTTGCAGTATTTTATGCTGACCACTCGCTATAGAATCCTTGCTGCCGGAGGCGCAATGAAGTTTCTGATAGGCGGCATTAAGGCATTTTCGCTTGCCCTCCTCACAATGCCGGTGGGCTGGATCACAATGGCTATCGCAGGGACTGCATTTCTGATATATAAGTTCTGGGGGCCTATCTCGGGATTTTTTAAAGGGCTCTTTAAAGGAATTGCCGAGGCCTTGAAACCGCTTGAGCCTGCGTGGGACGTCTTCAAGAAAATAGCGCCGATTTTTTCCCCTATAATCATACCGCTAAGGCTTATTTACAACCTCGTGAAATGGCTTATAAAGCCGGTTAATGACACAGGAAAGGCTGCGGAAAATCTCGGTTTGAGATTTGGCAGGGCGATAGGCAGGATACTTTCGTCTATACTTACCTTGCCCGCAAAAATGCTCACTGCCGGTGCGAACATCATTGACAGCCTGTATCAGGGCATGATGTCGAAGATAAGCAAACCTATTGAAGCTATAAAAGGGATAGCGCAGAGGATCAGGAACTTTTTGCCCTTTAGTCCAGCCAGAGAGGGGCCTTTTAAGGATCTGCACAGAATCAGAATTATAGAGACTATTGCAGAGACAATAAAGCCAGCACCGATGTTGACGGCTATGGGCAGAGTAATGTCAGAAACAAAACAGGTGCTACAGCCAATTACACAGCCTGTGTTTCAGCAATTACATGCAGTTAAGACAGCGATACAGCCAATTACACAGCCTGTTCGATATGCATCTGCAATGGGCGGAGCCGGTTTGCCTTCTATTTCTATAACACAAAACTTTTATGTTCAAGGAAGCCCTGGCGATACGGCAGTTAAAAAGATCGCATCGCAGACATATACGGCAAGCGAGGATGCGATCAGGCGCGTGATCGAGAAGTATTTTGCGAATAAGGCAAGGAAGGAGTGGTAATGGAGATAGGCGCTCTCGGAGACATAGCTTTTGAGTTTTCAGAGCGATATGCAAACAGCATTGATGAGCTGAAGCGCAGCCGTTCATGGAAATATGCAGAGCATGAGATTGTTAAAGGAAAATCAAAACTTCAGGGACTCGGCAGGCAGCTTGATACTGTCTCTTTCAGCGGAAGGTTCGTTGATTATTTCTGCTATCCACTCGATGAGATGCACAGGCTTGAGGCCGAGGCAGAAAAAGGAGAGCATCTTGTTCTTGTGCTTGGCGATGAGACCTTCGGAGAGTTCGTAATAGAGAGCATCTCAGAGACATGGAGGGATGTGGACGGCAGCGGCAATCCAAGAGTGATAGAGTTTGATGTGCAGCTCAAGGAGTATAACTGATGAGGTATCGCACTATTCAGAATGACAGGTGGGATCAGATTTCAATGAAGTTTTACGGCCACTCTGACTATTACAAGGAGATCATAAAGGCAAATCCGTATCTCTCTGACGAGATAAAGAGGAGTCCCCTGCTTTCGGCAGGAGCTGAGCTTGAAATACCGGAGCTTGAAATAGAGCCGTCATATCCAGAGGAGCTGCCGCCGTGGAAAAGATAAGAGAGCCTTTATATAGCATTACATGGTCAGGCAGGGATGTAAGCAAAGATGTCTCACCGTATCTTTTGAATCTATCTTATACTGATCATCTTCACGGAAAAAGCGATGAGATACAGATGACATTTGAGGATAGAGATGACAGATGGAAGGCGTCATGGTATCCGACAAAGGGGGATAAAGTAGCGGTAAAAATAGGGATCAAAGAAGACAATGAAAAGTGGCTTAATACAGGCACATTTCAGATAGATGAGATTGAGTTCAGCGGGCCTCCTGACACGATCAATGTGAAAGGGCTTTCTACATATGTTACAGAGGCATTCAGACAGAAAAGGACGCACGCTTGGGAAAATGTAAATTTGTCAAGGGTTATTCTGGATATTGCAAGGCGCAATAAGCTGAAGCCTCAAATAAAAATAAATCCTGAAATCAGGCTGAAAAGACTGGATCAGAAAGACGAAAGCGATCTTGGCTTTATAAAAGGCGTCTGCGAGAAATACGGATACAATGTAAAGGTTGACGCTGAAAGGCTTATATGCGTGAAACCTGACGAACTGGAAGAATCAGAGCCGGTGTATGTCATGCGCAGAGGCAATTACAACATTATCTCTTACCGTTTTTCAACCAAGACATGTGAGATATATAAGGCATGCGAGGTCAGATATTGGGATCCGGCATCTAAGAAGGAATTTAGGCATACAGAGACCGCAAAAAAGGTTGTATCAGGAAGCGTGCTGAAAATCTCAGAAAGATGCGAAAACAAACAACAGGCTATAGAGCGGGCAAAGGCAGAGCTAAAGAGAAAGAACAAATTTGAATGCGAATCTGAAATCACAGTGATGGGAGAGCCTTATTTAGCCGCAGGCGCTACCTTGCTCGTAGAGGGCTTTGCAAGTCTTGACGGACAGTATCTTATAGAGGAGGCAGTGCATACATTAAGCAAAGGCAGTGGTTATACGACTTCGTGCAAGATCAGGAGGTTTGAGAGGTACGAGGAGATACAGAAGATGAAGTATAAGCAAAAAGGACAATCCAAACCCAAGGGATGGGCATTAGAGGCATGATAAACGAGCTTGTGAGAGTAGGCATTGTTACTCAGCGGTATCCTGAGCGAGGCGCTGTTAGAGTGCACCTGGTTGACGTGGATGAGCAGGTGTCTTATGAATTGCCGGTGATATTTAGAAAGACCCTTAAAGACAAGGATTACTGGATGCCTGATATAAATGAGCAAGTGGTATGCCTTTTTTCAGGTCAGGGGCTTGAGCAAGGCTTTGTGCTTGGAGCGATTTACAGCGAGAGCGATGCTGTGCCGGTAAGCAGTAACGATAAGTGGCACAAGGTTTTTGAGGACGGCACAGTGATTGAGTATGACCGGGTGGCACACAAACTTACCGCTGATGTGAAGGGCGATATTGAGGTTAATGCAACTGGGGAGTGTGATGCAGATGTGCAGGGAACAGTTGTTGTAAAAAGCGCCTCGAGCATTACGCTGAAAGCGCCGAGCATCAATATCCAGAGCTATACAGGCGAAAGCGCAGCCGGATATTTCACAGGCGATTTTAGCATGATAGGAAATCTGAATGTGCAGGGCAATATTAATGCAACTGGAAACATTATTGATGGCAGCGGGAATACGAATCATCACAGTCATTAGGAGTAGCTATGCAGATCAAGATCGGAGCGATAGGCTTAACAGTTGAAGGCATTGAGGACCTCAATCAGGAGATAGGTCTGATTATCGCTACTCCTCTCGGCTCTATCCCTCATATGCCGGAGTTTGGAAGCAGGATACCCTTTTATCTCGATAGACCCCAGAACATAGCGCGGCCTTTGATAATAGCAGAGGCTTACAGGGCGATAAAGAAAAATACAACGAGGTTTAAGCCGTCAAGCGTCAAGCTCGTGAGCGCATCGCCGAACGGAAAGATGGCGTTTAAGATTACGGGCGTCCCTACGGATGCTCAGACGGATAAAGAAGTCGCTCTCAATGTTTTAGCAGATTTTACAAGATGAGACAGAAGGAGATTGTAATATCTCAATATGATAGACCTGAAGACATTGCCTGAGCCTGAGTTTGTTACTGTTGATTGGAACCGGCAGTATGCAGAACTCGTAAAATCTTATGAGCAGATAGTCGGAATGCCTTTATCAAAAGGCCAAGTAGAATCCTTGATTATTGCCGCATTTGCCTATCGTGAAAACCTTATCCGCATCGCTATAAACGATACTGCAAAGCAGAATCTCCTCGCGTATGCACGAGGCGAGATGCTGGATCATCTCGGTGCATTTCCGGGTGTAACGAGGCTTCCTGCGGCAGCGGCAATTACGACATTACGCTTTACTTTTGAGACTGCATTAACAGCGCCTCTGCTTATCCCGGCAGGCACGAGGGTAATGAGCAAGGACAATAAAGTCGTTTTTGCAACCTCAAAGGATATTAATGCCGGCGCAGGCAGCGCATATATTGATGCAGAAGCATCATGCACAGAGACAGGCCAAACAGGCAACGGCTATCTCGCCGGAGAGATTAACCAGCTTATAGATCCTTTGCCATATGTGCAGAAAGTCGAAAATACGACTCTGACATACGGCGGCGCCGACATCGAGAGCGATGACCACCTGCGGATGCGGATACAGATCGCTCCTGAGTCTTTCAGCACGGCAGGACCGGAAGGAGCATACGAATACTGGGCGAAAACAGCGCATCAGGATATTGTTGATGCGGCTGTCTGGAGTCCAGAACCCGGAAAAGTAAAAGTTGCGCCTTTGCTGAAAAACGGTGGCATCCCTGATGCCGATATGCTTGCGCTTGTCTCGGGGGCGCTGAATCACGAAAAACGCAGACCCTTGACCGACAGCGTAATCGTCGAGGCTCCTGTGATTGTAAATTACAGCATTGATGTCCAACTGTATATCTATAGTTCATCCTCGATGCTTTCGGATGCGATCCTTACAAAGGCAAAAGAAAGTCTCCAGAGCTATGCTGACTCTGTAAAAGAGCGGCTCGGAGTAGATATCGTTCCTGAGCAGATAGTGGGAATACTCCAAAAGATAACCGGAGTATACAGGGCAGTGGTTATGCAGCCTGCATACATTCAGCTTGCGCAGAACCAAGTAGCAATTTGCGTAGGCATCACAGTAACAATCGCGGGGAGCGTAGATGGCTAACAAAACAAAAGACTTGTTGCCTGCAAATCTGCAAGGCGATAAAAACCTTGAGGGGCTTTGCTCGGCAGCAGATAAGATATTCTCCATAGAGAATGAACTCAATAAGCTTCTCGTCTATCTCATTGATGATGTGCCTGCCGAGGCGCTGCCTCATCTTGCATGGCAGTTTCATGTTACAGGACTGGAGGGCTGGTCGCTTGCTCAGACAGACACAGAAAAGAGAGCCCTAATAAAAAGGGCGATTGAACTGCATCGGTATAAAGGCACGCCGTGGGCGGTTAAGCAGGCTATAAGATCAGTTGGATATGCTGATGCTGAAATTATTGAAGGACTGCCGACTGTAAAATATAACGGCGCATACACATACTCAGGAGCTGAAGATTATATGGGCGGCGTCAGGTGGGCGCTCTTTAGAGTAATCCTCGATATCGGCGAATCAAAGGGCCTGACAAAAACAGATATTGAAAGACTTGTCGCTCTGGTTAAAGAATACAAAAATGTGAGGAGCCATCTTAAAGATATTGCATTCAAATCCACGGTTGAAGATCATTTTGATGCCTTAATTGATCTGCTTTCATCTGTTATCTCTACTGCATGTGAAGATATAAAGCCATGGGGAATAAGATACGACGGCTCTATGCTGCATAATCAGGCAGAGAGGCGCTGTTATGACGGCCAATTAAGGCATGACTCTCATGCCCTCTATAATGAATGGCTCGCTCACGGCAAGTTATACGACAATGAGTGGGATGTCATGTCTGAAATTGATATTGGCTTTGCTGTATCTGATGAAGTCAATATCGCTCCGCTTTACGACGGCAGATTTCAATATTCAGGCTTTGCTTATGGCTCTGATGCGCCATTTGCAGTTGATACTGCAATGCCGCTATCAATTACAAAGCATATCAGACATGACAGCAGATACAACTATGGAGGCATCTATTACAACAGTGCATTTAAGCATGACGCATCAAGGTCATACTTCGGGGGTATTTTTTATAGCGGCAGTATTAAAACAGAGGAGGCGCTTATATGAAGATTGTTGATATGGAAAAGGTAAAAGGCATGTTTGAGCTGAGGGTTTTTCGCGATGGACAGGTTATTGAGGAATACAGCGATGAAAACATGATCGTGAATGCAGCGAAAGATGCGTTAGCGAGGCTCATTGGAGGCGACGGGACAGGGAAAACCATTACAGGAATAGGCTTTGGAACAAATGGCTCAGGCCCTACGCCTGCTGATACGGCGCTGACAGGGGCGTTTATAAAAACCCTTTCAGGGCGCTCATACCCGCAGACAGGGCAGGTAAGATTTACATGGAGTCTTGCCACCACAGAGGCAAACGGGATGAGCGTCAGAGAGTTTGGGCTTATATGTTCAGACAATACAATCTTTGCGAGAAAAACCAGGGGGGCTATTGAGAAGGCGAATGACATAAGCCTTGAAGGCTCATGGACAATAATATTTTAGAAAGGAGGAGATAGACAATGGCAAACTTACCTGAAAGCACAATATTTGAGGCCGGGATATACCAGCTCCAAACAACTGATCCAGTAGTTGGAGGTCCTGACGGTGTTTCAAATCTGCAGGCAAAACAGCTTGCAAACAGGACGAATTGGCTGAAGGCTATTGCAGACGAGGTAATCGCTGCAAGGGGCGGGAAAACAACTATCGGAGAGAGGGTCTCTCAGTATGACGCGTTCAGCCCTGACAGCCAGTCCAATATAATTGCAGGGATAATGTCTGCATTAGGGCTTGGCGGAGTGTTGTCAAAAGAGATCGAAAACATCAGAAAGAGGGTTTTTGCTCAGGGCATCACATATATAAAGAACAAATATGTGATACAGGGATTTGTGCTGACAAAATCAGACATTCGTGCCCTTCATCTGAGCCAGACCGGCACGGTCGGGACAGGAACGAACAGGGCAAGAATCAATGGTCAGATTATAAGCCTGCCGGATGATGATTATCATGTCTCTGTTCCGACGAACTCTGATGCGGTTGCAAAGACATATTACGCATATCTGAAAAGACAGGCAGACGGCTCTTATCGGGTTGACATAGCGCAAGAGATTCCTTATGACGGACAGCTTCTGTATACATTAAGCATCCCTGCGAATGACTCTGCTAATAACCTGAACAATGTAACACTCACAGACAATAGGGTCATTCAGGGTGATAGCGGATGGACAGTCAATTTAGAGCCGTATGTGTATGTTGCGCTCCCCCACACCCTCCCGTCAGCAAACTACGGGGTGGGCATAGAAGTGGAATCTGCAACTGATGTATCAGCAGTAGGAGCTGTGACTGTTTATGACAGGGCAATAAACGGGTTTAAGGTCAAGGCATCAGGGAGCGCAGATAATGTAAGGTTGAGATGGACGCTCCTAAACATTAACTACTCATAAGGAGGGATATATATGTTGATTAAAGAAATGACAGAGGGCAAAAAGATAGCTTATAGGCTTAATGGCAATATCCTCTATCTTGGAGACAACGATGAGATAGAGATAAACCTTAACCAGAGGCAGAAGGATGTAGCGGTTGCTATAGATGTCTATCTTGACGCTGATATGTTGAGCGAGGGTGTAGGCAGACACTATGCTGCAAATATACTTATACCGCCGGGACGGTATAAGGAAGTGCTGGTTAACAGCAAGGATATGCAGGGCAATGACATTGTCGTCACTCAAAAAGAGCCTCTATCCGTTGATGTTAACGCAGTCGTATTACAACTATGGGGAATCCCGGAAAAAATAAAAGGAGGTATGTAAAATGGCTATAACCATATCAGTTACTGATGCATTAAGGCAGTCAGTAGAGGCTGCCAGCGGAGGTAAAAACACAGTGCTTTATGACAGCAAGGGATATCCGAGCATTATGGTCAGGATACCCAGATTTAACCTTCAGGATATTGACGCATCTCTTGGCACCGGCGCTCACCCTGCGTTTATCGTTAACGGGGTAGAGAAAAGTGAAATCTTTATCGGAAAGTTTCAGGCAATAGTGCACGATGGCAATGCCTTGAGCCTGCCAGCGCAGGACCCTGCAGTGAACCTGAATTTTGATCAGGCTCTTGCCTTCTGCAAGGCAAAGGGGACGGGCTGGCATGTAATGACCAACGCAGAATGGGCGGCATTAGCCCTCTGGTGCTGGAAAAATGGCTTTATGCCGAGAGGCAATAATGATAACACTAAAGACCATTCCGCAGCCTACGAGAGCGCCGTGAAAGCCACGATTGGCATGGATAATAGAACTCTAACAGGCTCTGGACCCGCAAGCTGGTATCATGACAACACACCCTTTGGCGTTGCAGACCTCAACGGGAACATTTGGGAATGGACTGGAGGTATGAGACTTAATAACGGAGAGATTCAAATATTACAGAACAACGATGCTGCCGATAATACAAAAGACCAGAGCGCCTCATCAACCCTCTGGAGGGCGATACTGGCATCGGATGGCTCTCTTGCCGATCCCGGAACGGCAGGCACATGCAAATACGACTCGGTGAATGCAGGGACAGTTGGACAGGTTGGCCCAGCACAACTTGACGATGTCAGGGACAATTCCAATGCCCCGGCATCCGGAGACAATGGACACACTTATAACACATTCCAGAGTCTTGTTGCTGACACAGGAATCACACCACCTGCAATACTAAAAGCACTCGCCCTTTTCCCAATTGCCACAACAGGACTGGGCGATGATGGAATGTGGGTAAGGAACTATAACGAGCGGCTACTGCTTCGCGGCGGTAACTGGAGCGATAGCTCCGATGCGGGGGTGTTCGCGCTTAATCTGGATAATGCGCGCTCGATCGTGAGCGGCACTGTGGGGTTCCGCCCCGCCTGTGTCTTATGATTATCTGTTCTCTGAAATCTGTCAATCTGTTTTTTGGAGGCGGGCTAATGCCCGCCTCGCGGAAAATTTTTTTAAAGGGGGCAGATATAATATAATGTCGGCATGGATAATTTGGTCATATATCAGAAGGTTTATGATTTCACATTATATCTATTCCCTGTTGTTGACAAATTTCCGAAACATGAGAAATTTGTTCTCTGCACGCATATTAAGTCATGCGTGCTGGACATTGCAAGGGAGATCATCAGGGCAAATAAAAGTAAAAATAAGAAGCCGATTCTGTATGACATTGATGTAAGGATAGAAGAACTGAAATTCCTGCTGAGACTGGCTCATGACAGGAAGTATCTATCTCACAAGAGTTACGAGCATAGCGGTAAGCTTGTAACTGAAATAGGGCGGCTGTTGGGAGGGTGGATTAAAAGTGTGGGTTAAGGGCATTCGCGGCGGTAACTGGAACAATAGCTCCAATGCGGGGGTGTTCGCGCTTAATCTGAATAATGCGCGCTCAATCGTGAACAACAATGTGGGGTTCCGCCCCGCCTGTGCCTGTGTAATGTTTTTAGAGAGGATGTCTCTACGGAGCGCCTCCAGTGTCGTACACAGACAGGCTCTTAATCCCTGCCGAAAGGCAAAAATTGGAGAGGCACTGTGTAGTGAGTACGGATAATCCATAAAATTGCACATGCCGCATAATTTCGGTCGGTTAATAGCTCCACTCCTGTTGGAGAATTATTAGGCCCGAAATCTCAGAATCGTAGAAACGGTCGGTTGGCAGCTCCACTGAGAATTGCCAAGCCCATCAAAAACCGTTTTACGGTTTTAAGATTTCGGGCTTTTCGTTTCAGGAGGCTGAGCAATGGTTGAGAAGAAAGACGTTAAGGAGTGGAAAAAAGTACTGGTGAGATGTTTAGAAGGGCTGTCAAAAGAGGGAATTGTCCCGCAGGATGTGAAGGAACTTACCGGCAGAATTGTCCTTGATCTGAACATGAGTCAGGGCGGCATTACGGATATGGACATATCTGTTAAGAGGAAATTCAAATAGTCTGTGGGTGATGCTATGCCAAAAACATACAACGGTCTATTTGAAAAGATATATACCTTTGAAAACCTCTACAGCGCATATCTCAAGGCACGCCGGTGCAAGCGATACCGGAAAGAAGTTCTTATATTCTCCCGCAATGTCGAGGAGGAACTATTGACTCTTCAAGAAGAGATAAGCTTAGGCACCTATACGACTGGCCGGTATAGGAGATTTCTGGTATTTGAGCCAAAGAAACGGGAGATTTCAGCGCTACCGTTCAGGGACCGGGTGGTTCATCATGCAATCCACTCTATTATAGAACCTCTCTTTGAGAGACGGTTCATTTTCGATTCTTACGGCTGCCGTGTCGGGAAAGGCACTCATGCCGGATCTGCAAGGCTGGTGAACTTTTTGCGGAGGGCCCAGAGAGTATGGGGTGTCGTGTATTGCATGAAGGCGGATATTTCAAAGTTCTTCCCTTCTGTAGATCACGAAGCATTAAAGAAGATCATTCGCAGGACAATACGCTGCAATAGGACTCTCCATCTCATCGAGGAGATCATTGATAGCATCCCCGGAGGGAAAGGGATTCCTATTGGGAATCTTACGAGCCAGCTCTTTGCAAATGTGTATCTGGATGAGCTTGATCATTTTATAAAAGAAAAGCTGCGGGTGAAATTCTATATACGATATATGGATGATTTTGTGATATTAAATGAGGATAAGATACGGTTGCATAAGTGGAAATCTGATATTGAGACATTTCTAAAAGAAGAACTGCGGCTTAATTTCAATGCCAAAACGTCTATCTTTCCTATTTCGCAGGGAGTTGACTTTCTCGGATATAGGACATGGCCAACTCATAAGCTACTCAGGAAGAGGAGTGTCATAGGGATGAGGCGGAAGCTGAAAAAGCTTTCTGAACGCTACAGAAAGGGGACAGTAACACTCAAGGATATAAGGCCTGTAATAGCGTCATGGCTTGGCCATGCGAAGCATGCAAATAGCTATAACGCAGTAAAAAGAGTGCTGGGCGGGATGGTTTTTAGCAGGAGTTACTGAAAAATAAAGCGGACAGTAGACTAATCCTATGTTGGAGCATAGGATCGGGATGCCCTGCTACCATCCGCACCTCTGGCCGAGGCGGTTTCATTGTAGCAGTGGTGTCCCTAAAAATTCAATTCAGGGAGGTTATTTATTATGAAGAAAAGCTTTCTCAGTTATCTGGGCGGCAAATCACTGCTTGCAAGCAAGATTATTCCTCTGATACCGGAACATTCCTGTTACTGTGAAGTCTTTGCCGGTGCAGCGTGGATGCTCTTCAAAAAGGAAGAGTCGAAGGTCGAAGTTATTAATGATATTAATACAGATCTGGTAACTCTTTATCGCGTAGTGAAAAACCATCTTGATGAGTTCGTCAGATATTTAAGATGGATACTTATAGCGAGGGACGAGTTTGAGCGCTTTAAGGCTGAAAATCCGGAGGCCCTCACGGATATACAGAGAGCAGTGAGGTTTTACTATCTACTCAGGACAGGATTTTCAAGTCGTATTGATAATCCGAGCTTTGCGATCGGAACGGTGAGGCGGCCAAACCTTAATCTTTTAAGGATCGAAGAGGAGCTATCCGAGGCGCATCTCAGGTTGTCCAGAGTGTATATCGAGAATCTGCATTACGAGAAGCTTATAGAGAGGTATGATAGGACGCATGTGTTTTTCTATCTCGACCCTCCCTATCACGGAGTCGAGGATTATTACGGCAAGGGGATATTCGGTAGGAACGATTTTGCAAAACTGAGGGATATTCTAAAGGGCATTAAGGGCAAATTCATAATGTCCATAAATGATACGAAGGAGATACGAGGACTTTATAAGGATTTCCGCATCGAGGAGGTAAAAACATCATATTCGGTAAATGGAGGTAGTAAAAAGCTGGGCGTTACAGAATTGCTGATTATGAACTTTTAGACATGATAAAACACGGAAAGGCAGGAAAAAACACGCTTGTAAAGTTGTAAAGCGTTATCCTGTAATTTGTAACATTTAATTCTGGAATTTGTCGCATTTTCGGCTGGAATGAACACTTATCATATCCCAAAGCCGCTCCTGCCAATACTTGGAAAGCCGTTGATAGAGGGCATCATTGAAAAATTCTCTCTTATATCCTCAGGCAGAATAGGCATAAACCTCCATTATAAGGCAGATATGTTAAGAGATTGGGCCAGAAATTCTGCATTCTCAGAGCGCATTGAATTGTTTTATGAAGACCCGATACTCGGCACGGGCGGGGCATTGAAAAATGCCGAAGAATTTCTTTCAGGAGGACACTTCCTTACGCACAATTCCGACATTGTCTCTGACATTGTTTTTTCGCTCCTGATAGAAACACATCTATCGAAGGGCAATATTGCGACACTCGCAACACATGATTATCCAAGATACAACAATGTTGTTCTGGATGAAAGGGGATATGTTGTGGATGTCGAGAATCCTGGCACTTCAATGCCGAATCCTGAAACTTCAGGTAGAAAAGCCGCATATACAGGAATTGCGGTCTACTCTCCGGAGATTCTGAAGTTTCTGCCTCAAGGAATTTCACATGCCACGGTTGCATGGCTTGCAGCAGCTAAAGCAGGACATAAGGTAAAAGCCATGGATTTCACCGGATGCTACTGGAACGACATAGGAACACCACAGGCATATGCCTCTGCAATAATCGATGCGTTAAGAACTGACGGCGAAACAGTATACATTCATCCATCGATGGGAGGTTGCCCGGATATCGAAATTGACGGCTATGTCGCTATAGAGAAAGGCTGCATCCTTGATGATGCATCTTCTTTCAGAAACTGCATTGTGCTTGAGGGCAGCCAGCTAAATCCCCCCATCCCCCCTTTAGAAAAGGGGGGTGAGGGGGGATTTTACGAGAACTGTATAATCGGGCCTGATTTTGAGATCAATCTCGACGAGACCGAGATGCTCGGCACTTTTGGAGATAATGGATTGATTCTTATCGGCACAGGAGGCTCTGACAGGAAGTATTACAGAATGAAGAATGATAATTCGACTGCTGTGTTTGTGAAATACAAAAAAGAAGACCCCGACTTCCATCGGCATATAGAGTACACAAAATTCTTCAGGAAGCATGATATACCTGTCCCTGAATTGCTTGATGTCAATTTTGAAGAAATGACTGCTTTATTTGAAGACCTCGGAGATGTTTCCCTTTACAGTTGGCTGAAATGTCTGCGGGAATCTATGCAAATAGAAGCTATGTACA